TGTGTATACAGTATAGGAAACCGAAAGCTTTACTAGGGTTAATCTTAACCTTAGTCTTCCAGTGACCTAATTCAGCCTTTAATAGCGGCTTCGTATACTTCTTTTTTGATGACGAAGTGGTCATTGATATGCCTCCAGATGTGTAACAATTTACCGTTCAGTAACATATGGTTAAAACCATCGTCACCGTAAGCGTTATGATATTCACGACAGATTCGGTCTACATGCTCATCTTTATTTTTAGAGCCTTCTAGAATCTTTTCTGCTTTCTTTGGACCGATACCCGCTATACCGGGAATGTTATCAGTGGAATCACCCATCAATAACTGTTTCCAGTAAAAGTAACCAGCCCATTCATCTGATACTTGATAAAGAACTTTAGTACGAGGGTTATAGTGGTTACCCTCAATACAATCTAAATCTTTATCGATTGTTACTACACAATGTTGGATACCGGCTTTCTTAGCTTCTACCGCCCATACACGAACCATATCATCAGCTTCACAATTGTCAGTGATAATACAGCCATCATAGTATTCTTCTGTCCAAGACTTCAAATCATCAAACCAATCTGGCTTAGTAGATTTCGACTTAACACGACTAGCAGAACGTTTATATTCTGAATATAAGTCAATGCGATAGTTATCAGGGCCACCCATGGCCATGACGTAGTCTTCGGTAAATAAACTGTTAGTTATATCTTTAAATGTAGTATTAAATTTAGTCTTTCCTTCTTCTAAGGTATCTGAACCCCATATACTCATATACAGGAGAACATCACCATCAATAATAGCTAATGTCATTATATTTAAACCTTCCTTTGGTCATTATTCGGGAGTATTTTTTATCCATGCTTTTAAGGAACTTATCGTGGCCCTTGCATGTAAAACCCATGCTCATCATACAAGTTATTTCGCATAGCGAGCTTGTCTACAACGTCTTGCATAATGTCGCCCAGAGAGTATCCTCTAGACTGCGCTATAGTAGCGACATACCAAAGTACATCACCTAGCTCGTCAGCTATCTCAGCGGTGCACTCTAGCCCCTTACGGGTTTCTTTTACTCTAGACTGCATTACTTCCCCTACCTCAGACGCTAATCCAAGGAAGAGGGTTTCTTCTGTAGTTCCGTCTTCAAAGAAGCGGGATATTTCGTATTGAAATTCTTTTGAATCCATATTATAATCCTCTTATTGCTGTTCTTATATCGTTTAATTGTTGATGAGATATTACTAGAACTGAATACTCTTGCCAGTTCTCATCCCATTGTCTTAGATAAACTTGTTCGTTGTCTAAGATAACTTCAACATCAGCGAATTCGCCTTTGCTGTCGAGAGAAGTAATTACGTTACTTCCGTCTTCTTGGTCTACTGTGAACATTATTGGTGACTCGCCTTTAATAGTACTTTATAAGCTTCGTTTAAGTCTGCTATCTCGTCTTTGAGGTCTTCTATTTCTTGAGCGCACTCGTCATAACCTTCGTCATAACCTTCTTCTTTGCCTTTGTCATAGCCTTCTGAGAATCCAGAATCATAGCCTTCACCCCAGTGGTATTCTTGGTCAGCTTCGTCCATGTCATACTCAAAAGCAACTACTTTGTCTTCTAGCTCTCTAAGATGGTCTTGCATCTCACCACTAAGTGGCACTAAACCAAACTTAATGTTAGCATAGAATACATCAAACATTTTTGTTATTTCTTCATTCATATTACAGTCTCCTCTACTGCTATTCCGTTAGCTATATACCAGATACATTCCTCTGGTTCAAAGTCTCTCTCGGTTAAGAAATCATAAGCACCTTCGTCTGCATCATAGTATTCGTTTAAGAAGTCTTCGAACTCTCCTGAAGACCAACCGCAAGTCCAAGGCACTAAGTCCTCACCACAGCCGTCCCAACAAGATTCCATTTCAAAGGTATTAAAGCAGTCTGTACAGAACTCTGTGCCTCCGTCAAGCATCTCTTGTAATGATTCTGCTTCTTCTTCACTTTCGATATAAATAGTGAACTCGCCTGTTCTCCAAATAATCTCTGTATTGACACCTCTTAAGCTATTGTTTTTGTGTCGATACATCTCAACTTCAACAACAGACTTTTTATTCATATTAGACACGTTGTATGTCTTTCCTACTTCTATTATCATGTTAAAATCCTTTATAATACTTATTGTAGATTATCTCTAACCCTCTAAGGTTAGGGTGATTGTGTATCCACATGCCTGTGTCTGGGTTAAACTGTTCTCTAAAGAACCTATCCATAACTTCATTTCCTGTTTCTTCTTCAGGGTTTATTTGTTTAGATAGTGCGTCAAACTCAGCATCAGACATAATAGAGTCAGATTGATATTCGTAGGAAAAGGCCGCTACTGACAGCCTAATCCTGTTCTGTATTTCTTTATTAATCATTTAAGCACATAGAATTGGTTAGTACCCATGACAGCTGTAAAGTTCTCATCTTTGTCTCTAAGGATTTCAGATAAGTCTTTAACAATTAATTCACCGGCATACTCATCTTCTTCCCAATCAAAACGAGTTCTGAATGTTGCTTGATAACGAGTAGTATGACGAGGGTTAACAGGATTCATAATCATAACACACTCTTGTCGGTCAACCCAACCTGAGTTGTGCACATGCTCATAAAAGTCATTATAGTCCATCATAAAAGAATATTCTACTTGATTATCCCAAGCGCCAACACATAACTTCGGTGTGTAACGTAAAGGCTCAAGAACATTTTTGGTATCTAAATAACGCATAAACTTAGCGTGAGTATGTAAGTCATGTCCTGTATCTATAGCAAAGATAACGTGGTTGTTAATTAATTTTTCCATAGTATTTCCTTTAGTGTACTTCGTAGAAATTGTCACCAATGATGCAATCGCCACAATCCATTATGTTTACTCCGAATTGCTTCGGGGCTTCTCTGAAACATTCCATGATTATCTCACGAGCCTGTTCCGCTTGGTCTTCTCTTACTTCTACTGTGTGTTCGTCATGATAGAACAACAGGTGGGTGTAATCTATCCCCGCCGCTGTTAGCTTCTCATCAATCATAATTACAGTAGCCTTCATAACCACAGCCTCTGCACCTTGAATAAGGTAATTAAGAGCCTTGTGTTTACTGTCTACATAGATAGGTCTGTCATCTAAACCCGGAATAAACCCAGAATGTTCAGAGATGTTCTCTACCTTAGAGATTAGCTTACCCAGTGCAGGGAAAGCCGCTGTGAACTTCTTCTTTAGCTTATTACCTTGAGCATCAGAAACACCTAAGATAGAGCCTAGCTTCTTACCTCCGGCACCGTATAAGTATGCGAAGATAAAAGGTTTAGCATCAGCACGAGAGCTACCAAGAATGTCTGCGTTCTTCTGGTGTATATCCCCTTCAAGAACTTCTTTAGTATAGCTTGGGTCTCCCATGTAGTGAGCAAGAAGTCTTAACTGGCAACCAGCAGAGTCAGCAGATACTAGTGTATAGCCTTCTTTAGCTATAAACAATTCACGTATCTCTTTACCATATGCCGCTTTACCAGAAGGTAAGTTAGCAATAATCTTGTGAGTCTGTCTGAATGTAGGTGTACCAATATTGAATACATCACCATGTAGTCTTGAGTCTTCATCGATGTAATCAAACCAGCCACGCATAATAGACAACCTAGACCTTAAAGTGTAGTACTCCATTAAAGCGTGTCCTACATCACCGAGTCGCTCCAAGGAACTGTCGGAGAGTTTTGCTCCTGTTTTGATGAACTGTCCGTTGATTTTCTTCCAGTTCCACTCGTCTGGTTTCCATCCGAGAGTATAAAGATGGCGTTTAACAGTGTCAGTATTGCCCACATCACCATCAATAAATTCAATCCTAGAGAACTCGCCCCAGATAGGGCAAGCATCAACAGTGCACTCATCGCCAAGCTGAAACCAATTACGCATCCATGCAAGTGGTTTTCCTGCTTTCGTGAAAGCCGGTTTCTTTGTTTTGTCATTTCCATCTGTCCTTTTCAATCGTGGAGGTAACATTGGGTTAATGAAATCTTCTGTGGCTTTCATTTTATCTTCGATGTCACCCATAAGGGAAACAGCTTCTTCTTTGTTAAACTTCCAACCATTACGGCTTTGCTTAACCATTATCTCATCCATTTGCATTTCAGAGCGTAAAGCTTTTAGTATCTGTTTAGAGTTACTAGCTTTAACATAGTTCTTTACTTCTTGCATCAATGCCTTATAAACACGAGTACCAAGACGAACATCTTGTTTCATGTATACAAACATATCTTCATTGAACTCTTCCCAACCACCGTTGTAGTCACCCTTCTGGTCTCCGAAAGCTTGACCCCATTGTTTTAGGGAGTGTCCGAAGCCGAAGCGTCTGTAGTTGAGTAGCTGTGACATTACCTTAGTACATTGTACTGTAGCTTTAGGATACCAGCTAACACCCAAGAGAGTATTAGATAATATGTCCAAAGCGGGAACATCGTAGCCATATGCATTGTGTGCTATGATAGTATCAGCCTTGTCTAGAAGGTCTAAGAAAGACTTAAACTCCTCTGGACGAAACCAGTACTCCTCGCCAGTGTCTACATCTATAGCACCGGCACAGTGAAACTTACTCACTGTAGGTAAGAGACCATTGGCCTCAATATCGAAAACTAATTTCATAAAATCTCCTAGCTTATTAGTTTATGTTTCTACTTATAAATGCCACCCACCGTACTTAGACTCGTAGAAGGCTTCTTGTGCGGCTATCTCACCAGCTTTAGTTACATGGTAAGCTTTCTCAGCAATGAACCTAGATGTTTCTTCATCTTGTTCTGTCCATTCCATATATAGCTTAGTCATGTGTTGTAGTTGTACTTCTTCCATTTGGTCTTGTGTTAATTGTTTAGTCATCAAATACCTCATTAGTTGATAAGTCATACATTACTTCTTCAATTCGCTCAGATATATCATCTAGCTCTTCACTAACCCAATATCTAGTCTTACTTAGTCTTACGTAAGCTTTTCCTATCAGGTTAGCGACTTCTGTTAAGTCTTCTTTAAGAGCAACTTCTGCATCGCTCCTAACCTTAGTTGGTGTATAATTGTGACGTGATAGTATCATTACTTTCCTTTCACTGTTTCTACTAAACGAGTAGCATACCACTGAATCTTAGTGGCATCTTGTTCCATCGCATCTTTCTTACCGACACGAAGGGTGTACTTAAGGATTTGACCTACAAGGTGGCTCTCTACACCAGAGAGGTGCGCTAGAGCCTTGTCGCATAGGTCCATATACTCTATACCATCAGGATACTCAGCGTAGTCCTCTGGGCTAAAGATTTTGTAGTGTTTAGGATTGATGATTGAGTCTTTCACTTCATCAGACATTCCTGAGAAGTCACCGTGGAAGTCTGTCTTAATAGCTTCCTCATCTTCCTTCATGCAGTCTTCATCATCACAGAAGCATACATTGTCATCACAAATATATAAACCATCTTCGTAATATAGGTTGTTTAACTGAGCATATAACTCTTCACGCTCATCTTCGATAGACTCTTCTAGACATTTAATCTCATCTAGAATAACTTGTGCTTTAGGAGAGTTAACTATCTCTCCATCTTCGTCTCTAGCACAGGCTTGCTCTTCTGCTTCTCTTTGTGCCGCTTCTTCATATTCAAACGACATTGGTTTTGGTAATGATTCTTTCATTAGTCTCTTCTCTATTCTGTTAGCTTGTAGGTTGTCAATTAAGAACTCTGACCACTCATGTATGTCAGTATGTGTCTTTAAGGTAGAAGTAAAGTACCGACTACCTGTGTCTAACAACCTGTACACGTTAATACGTGCTCTGTAAGGCTGACCCACTAACGGACCAGCTTGATTATATAAGTCAATGGCATGTTGCCAGTTCTCTGTTTCTTCATAGTAGCCATTCTCAACTACTTCGTAAAGATATTTTGTCATGTTAAGCTCCATATGCTGAAATTAAAGGTTTACCATCTACACCGAATCTAATTACCGAATACTCTGCTTTAGATACTTCTTCTTTAGTATCTTGTTTAACAAAGCTCGTGTACTTATAAGGGTTGTAGGTGACGATTTCTTCTAGGCTTGATGTCTCTACACCTTCTGCTATATTACCTACAACAAAGGCGTGTACATTCTTTTTCTTGTCTTCTATTACTTTCTTACGTCCTGCCTGTCTTACGACAAACGTTGGTGCTTCTAGCACTACTGATTCCACATGGTCAATTACTCGACCATATGATTCTTTTTCACGGGACTGAACACTAAAGATGTTCTTATGTAGGTTAAAGTAAACAGCTACTTTCATGTGAAGTCCTCATCTGTGTATAACACAGGAACAGGGATTTCTGATGTTTGCATACCTTGGTATTCTTGTAAGGCTCTGCAAGCCCAGCTAATACAACCAACACCGACATACCCGTATTCTTTAGAAACCATATAAGCCTCATCATACACTTCTTTTAGCTCTAATAGTTTCTCCCAAGTAATGTGTCCATCTTTAACACCTTGGATTGCTTCTTCTATATTGTTAAATAGTACCATGATTATATTCCTCTGTAATCACATTTTCTAGTCATTGCATCGAACACAGCTATTCTGTCTTCTTTGTCTTCTAATCTAAGCTTTACGCATAGGTCATTAGCTTTCATCATACGCTTCCAGTCATCTAAGTCTTCTAACAATACTAAGTTATAGATGTTGTCGATGTCTCTGAAAGTTGTAAATGCTATGTCAGTATGCACAGCACAGTAATGTTGTTCTGTACCTGTATACTTCCAACCATGCATAAGTAAGTACTTAAGTGCTTCAGTAGTGTCTGATGCCCATAGTAAATAGTCTAAGTCTTTACCACGACCCATTACAGTAGCACTACCGAACTCTGATACTCTTTCAAACAAAGACGGTGGTAAGAACAAGTCACCTTCTTCTTCGTAAGCATAAGTACGAGACTCCCAGTCAGATTCTACTTCTAAGGCTTCTGCTAAGATTTCTCCTAATGTTCTCTCAGTCATATTATATTCCTTTCTCTAAAATGTTTTGTACATCATAGGTTAATGAGTCTATCAGGTTATAGACGTCTTCTGGGCTATGGTACTCTAACGGCTCCCATAGATGGTCTTGTATGAACTCCATTTGTTTCTCGTCTGGATAAGAAAAGAAATCATCAGGGGTATGCTCATACAAGAAGTGACCTGACAAACGAACAAACAACTTGTTATATTGCTGTTCATTTTCGCTTATTTCCCTAAACATAGCAGGGTCTCTGTTCTCAAAGAACCTAACAAACATCTCAGGAGTTAGGTCATGGAACTCTAATGTTTCTTTGTTTTGGAATTGTCTCATATTATATATCCTTTACATCGACCACTTGTACGTCTCTGTGTACAACTTTCTGTCTGATTAATTCTTTATTGAATACTGATACTGCCGCTTCACCATCAACGATTTCAAAGACCATACCTTTGGCTTCTTCTGCGTCTTTAGCTTCTACTGCGAACACGATACCTTCTTCATAATGTACTGCTACCATAAATTTTTTCATAAGAATATTTCCTTTGCTTCTAGTGTTACTTCAAACATTTGAGCGCAGTCATCGTCTAACGCTCTTAACATGGCTTCTTGACACTCGGTAAAGTCGCCTTCACAAAATATTTCACCGTCATAAGTTACGGCGTAGTATTTATCCCATTGTTCTGACATCATTAGTAGTATAACCTCACTGATTCTACTGCTTCTTCTAAGCTGTAATGTTTCTCTGTAGCCATCGCCTCATAGAAAGGATGGATGTAGTCTCCTTCGTTAGCCCACAATATGATAATCTTATTCTTCATGTGTGCAAACATTAGTTCCATAGATGTACCTGTGCCTCTACCAGAGTCACGTCTAACATCAGCAAGAACAACTTTAGACTCAGCTATGTCTTGTAAATCTTGTTTAAAGATACGCTTACAAGTGTTCATAGTCTTAGTTACGTCTTGTAGGTTTTCACCTAGTTGGTCATGGAATGATACACGACGTGTTGGGTCTAGAGAGTTAATGTCTGATAGCTTCAGAGCATTTGCTGTTAACTGTCTCCAACCAGTCATGTGGTCTTCTGTGCAGTCCTCCATTGGACCGGCTAAATATACTTGGTCTTTCATTTAGTTTCTCCTTTAATTATTTCCAGTGCATTCATTAAGCCAAGACGTGTGTCTCCATATAGCATACCTGACCTTTGAACAGCATTGCCTTCTGATACATAAGGTGTTTCTAGTATGTCTTCTAATGCTTTAATAGATTGCTTTAGTGCATCTTTGCGTTCTTCTTCTAATATCTCTTCCTCTGTTGGGAAGTCAATATCACAGAAAGTTACTGTAATCATGTTATCGCTAACACGTTCTGTTTCATAATAGTCTGCTTCAACGGTATCTAACCATGCATAAAAGTCTTTACTTTTCATCTTCTTCTCCTTCGATGTTGTTAAAATTAACCCAGATGTTTCCATCTCCAAAGTCTTCTACAAGAAACCAGTCTGAGTTACCTTCGTCGATTATCGTATCGAGCCAGTCAAAGAAATCTTTACGTTCCATAATACTTCCTTTTTAGGTTAAAAAGGCCACCCCCGAAGGGATGACCGATGTCGTTAATTAGTTGTCTTAAAAGTCTAAGTCATCGTCTGGAGCGTCATTAGCAACCATGTCAGCATCAACCTCTTGGTTGTCTGCTACTTTGTTTACTGTGAACTCTGTTGGAGCGAAGCCGCCTTGGTTAGGTCGAGGCTTGTACTCGTTAAGAGTGGTGATTTGAACACCCATCAACATAGATGCGATACCTTCTTTTCCAGCCATGTTATAGTCATACTGGAATACAGAAAGGTTAGCGATAGAGCCATTGCCGATTGTTGCAGGGTCTACAGGTGATAAGTCACCGGCAACCACATTAACAGGAGCCATGTCTGAACCGTCACGCTTCTTTGATTTCTTCTTTAAGTTAGCACGATAGAATACACCATCGTCGTTTTCGTCTGGAGTTACTCGCAAGTTCTTTGCTTTCCACTCTTTAGCTATTGCCTTGTCTTTAGTCCGAATTTGAACTTCCCATGTTGGGTTCTCTTTGTCAAAGCGAGAGTTAGGGTTCGCTGGGTCTAATTTAGAGAAGTATAGTTCAACGTTGTTAAAGATTACTGTATTGTTAGCCATTTTATTTCTTCCTTTATGGGTAATTTAATTTGAGATTTGTATTGTGTTTAGGACTATAATTAGTCATAAGGGGACCCTATTTTTGGGCCTTATTTTAATGGTCGTATTCGCATACACACCAGTGACCGTAGTCCTCCATATATAGTTCTGCGTAGTAAGGGTTCTCACTATCAGGGTCTGCCATAACACCTATGACATCTGCTTCACCGTCCTCATCAAGGACAACTGAATGAACTTGGACAGGGACAACCTCGTCTTCAAAGTCGATAAATAACCTGTTGCCTACTTTAAGCAAAGGCGTAGTCACTGTTAATAACTTCCGTAACATCTAGATTTCCTTTCTTTGGGATTAAGTGTGTGGCATCCATTTGGGACATCACATGGTTTAGTGGGTCTAGCTCGTATAGTTCTACGAACTTTTCCCTCACATGCATAAACATATGATTCATATTACCTGCATGACAGCCAAACGAGTCGTGTACAACTGTAACAGGGTAGTCTGCATCGTGGATACACATAGTTAGATGAACAGCATCTAAGCTATGAACGATGTTAGGGGAAGCACCAGTCTTCTGTTTAGACTTCTTTAGTGTTGCTTCTTTCCATATTTGAATGTTTATTCTTAGCATCTCTTTGCCATAGAATAACTTGACTCTTTTCTTCTCTGGCTCTCTGTAAGAATGAACAAAAGGAAACCCGGTTACAATCTGTGTGTAAGCTATTGGTATGTCCTTGTCATTCTCTTGAACAGCCAGTTGTTCAAACATGGTAAGCATCTTAGCTGGTCCGGGAAGCTTCTCGTAGCATAAATCATGCACAAGAGAACCCAGCTTATAGCCCCAGACCATAGACATGTCTCGGTGATACTCAGATAAATCTCTAGTATCGTCTATAATCTGCTGACCCATACCTCGTTTAGTACCGCCGTAGGCAAGAGTCATAACGTTACGTTTCAACGTCTTACGCCATATCTTCCTATCTTTGATATTAGACCAGTATATAGGCATTGATGCTTCAAAGTAATCACGATGATGATTACCGTAGGTTTTAATCGCAGTCCAAGCTAATTGTTTACGCTCAGTACGGTCTGCGGCGTTCCTTAAGTCTTCCTGTAGTCTTTGGAATTCTTGGAAGAACGCATCGAACTCGTCTATCTTCTTTTGTTCGATATTCTTTAGTAACTCACCGATAGCTGTTATTGTGTGGTCAGCAATAAACATGTATACATCACCGGGAAGCTTCTGTGGAACTAAGTTAACGAGAGGGGCAATCTCTTCGTCTTTAGACATAGCAACAAGATGTTGTACGCCGTTATTAGAACCGTCTATGTATATAGGCAAGCATGAAGGAAACTCTTCTGCAGTACCTAATCCTTCTTCTATGAAGTCCTGTAGCATGTATAACTCATAACAACAAGCTAAGAAGCACAAAGGCTTATCAGCATCCATCCAGTCATCATTTGTTATTGGGTCTGCTACATAGCCCATGTACGTCTGCCAGTTATCTTGAACAAACTGTGCACGGTCATCTAGGCTTACTTTGTCGTTACCGAACATGTTAGCCGTATGGACCATAAGCCAATATAGACCCTCCTTGCCCAATGCAACCGGCTCGTCGAGTAGAAGTAAACCCTTCGCATTGTCACTGGATTGCTCATGGAGGAACGCAGTGTTAGGATATATGCGACCTCTGAAGTCCACATTATAAAGGTGATAGAACGCATTGTTCTTGTTCCTCTCTGCTAGTGCTTCAATAGCGTTAATCTCTACTAATAGAGACGCTCGTTTTTCTGCATCGACTTCTCTAGAAAGCTTAAAGGGTGTTTTCTTTAAGTATCGTGTTTTCTTAAACACATCGAATACAAAGTTGTTAATACGCCAACCTGTCGAACCTAACTTGTTCAGCGTATCTACTAAGTAACTCGTATCATTATGCTTGATAGCTTTAATAGCATCCTCATGCGCATGTTTAATTAGAGGGTGTCCTGTTTCTGAATGAATAAACTTTTGGTGTGTCCACTCAGAAGGTGCTTGCTTACAAGGAAACAAGTCAACAGAACTTGTATCTACAAGAAGCATTAACTCTTGTATAGCATCTACATCTGTTACTTTTAAGTAGTAAGTAGGGTGTTTATCCCTCTTACCGTTTTTGTCTTTGCGCTTCTCACCTTTATAAAACAGTATGTCTGTTTCAAAGTAAGATATAAGAACAAACCAACCGATATGGCTTGCCTCTACTGCGTCATCTCCTAATTTATTTTTCCTCATTATTGCGGAGCCAATGTTTTTAACTACTGTAGACAAAGTAGCTCTTCTTTCGATTGTTGTTAGTACGTGTCCATAAGTTAGTTCGATTAAGGTTTCTGGACACATTTCTGCAACGGCGTGAGCTTTATGGCGAGTATCTATCTTGCCATTCTTTCCAAACATAGACTTCTGACGATGCCGTAAGTCGTCAGCTAATCTCTCAAGTGTGTTCATATAGTTATTCCTTTTGTTGTAGACCGGATACTCATCGAGAGTATTCTACTTGGTTAAGGACTTTACAACAGCTCTTTATTACTAACAAATATGATAAGTAGTAAAGCTGTTATAGGTATAATTTTTCTTCCCTTTCAAAAAAAATTAGAATAAATCCCCCCTTCCAAATCTCATCCGGTTAAGGACAAGAAAAGAAAGGGGGGTATGTTATGTTATTTAGTTTTCGCAAAACCTTTACGAGCTACTAAACCAGCTAAGTAACGACCACGCTTTGTGGTTGTTGGGTAGTTAATTACTGTCCCAGAACCGTCTAGGAAAGTTTCACGAACATTATTAGAGCCTACCACAAAAGTAAAAGCCGCTGAAGTTGTTGCGTGAGTAATAGTTGTTGTTTTTGAATTTGTCATTTGATATTCTCCATATATGGGGTTAAAGAGCTTAGTGCTCTGGATGACTAACCACTTAGGATTAGCCACCAGAATACTCTACTATTCTACTTAGTCTTCTTTTTTAGTTTCCAAGATACCGAATACAAACAAAGCAATAAAGCTAATGTAAGGTACTGCATACACAAGTATCCACCACACGTTGTTTCCAGAGTCTCTTATTCTACGTACTGTTGTTGCTAAGTTATACCAACAAGCGGCAAACATAAGCGGTAAACCTAATACGATAACTTCTGCCGCTAGCATTATAAATGCCATAAAGATAGTTAAGCCTGCTAGTAATTGCATAGCCCAGTATTCACTGCGGGTAGAAGTTCCTTCAAAATTAAAATACTTTTGCATAATTATATTTCCTTATTCATTTCTTCAATTTTATTTAGTATTTCTTCCATAGATGTTTCTTCTACGTCAGCTTGTTCTGCAACAGTATCAATATATGTGTGTTCCCACTTAGCATTGATTTCCGCTACTAGTTCTTTAAATGTAAACATTTTGTTCTCCTTATTGGGTTAAAATAATCGTGTATATACAGAGCAGAATTTTACAATGTATATTGCCAATTATTCTACCAATCATCACCATTAGTTGTTATTGTTTTATTCTGAGCTTTAGCTGTGGCTAATTGCTCTTTTAGTAATTCAAGCTCTAATCTTTCTCTTTCAAGCTCTATACGTTGCCTAGCTACTTCAAGATTATACATATGAGCACAATCGATTTTAGGTAGTTTGTTTTTACCTAAAGTCCAAGTCATTCTAACAAAAGCAGTAGTGCTATTATTATGTGAGAACGTTTCCGCCCCTGATTCTATCCTATGACCTGTGTCTTCTGTTTGTGTACAACCAGCACCATTGCTAGTAGTGATATTGTAACTATCTGCGGAAGCCGTCGATGATAAGGCGACTACACACATTACTGGTAACATTAGGTTTCTCTTGTTCATATCCTACTCCTATTAGTTTTGAACATACTAAAAGTTTACGGACATTAACTGCCTTAAACTCTATTGTTATTTTTCTTGATGAATTTGGTAGTAAGTTCCATGTGTACTTACCGTCTTTAGTTCGCCAACCCTCTGCAGGGGTGCCATCTTTGTTATACACTGCTATTGCAAGTGTTATCGGAAAGTTGTAATGATTTTTAATTTCATACACTTCCGGGTGAGCCAAAGTAGTTGGTTTTACAACTTGAAAACCGGGTGTTTGACCATGAGCCAACCCCAATGAAGGGGTCAGCATTGCGATTAATAAAACAAGAACTCTCATTTTAATACGTGCAAGTTACGTTGTGGTGAAGTTGGTAGTATGTGTTTTCAGCAACATTCCCACCATTAAGTTTAGCTGTTCCTCCAAGCTTAACTTTCACATTAGTATATGCACTGCCGCTTGTTGGAAAGCTGTGTACTGACGCTGTGTTAGTAGGTGAAGCTGTAGCAGTATTCTTTACTGCGTCTGCACCTGCGCCTGTAACCTCAACCCAGTCATCGTTGTAGTTAACAGTTACGTTAAGGTTTTTATTTGAATCACTTAAGTTTTTAAGTACAGCATTAGCCTCTACTTTAATCTCACTTGCTTTACGTGCAGAGATTGTTACTGTTGCATCACTAGTAGTAGTCCAAGTTTGAGTATTTGGGTTGTAAGTCATAGTACCTGCTTTTAATAAAGCACCATTGCCAAATAAACAAGAGGCAGGGTAGATGTTATTTGTTGTTGAACCACCCCATTTAAGAGTTGATGTTGATGTTGTCGCTACTGCTGATGTTGCGATTGTTAAAGCGATTGTTGTTGCTATAATAGTTTTCATTTATGTAGTCCTTGTTTGATATTTCTTCATTATAGAGGGGTAGATTACCCCAGTTTATTTTAGTATTTGTCTGTACCTAATAGTACAAGCCATGTTATTAATGCAACCATTACTGCGGTTACGATAGTAAATGTCATCATTTTATCATTCCTTTAATTTTTAAATATATCTCGTAAGAGAAGATTGATAGTACGCCGACAAAGTCAAACATACCTATTAGTAATAGAGCTAGTATAGCACATACAATACCTACTTCAAAGCCATAAGGAATTTCCTTAAATGCTAGCTTCTTGTAGACTGCTGTTTGCCATACTAGTCTAATTAGTATTAATACCACAGAGAGTGTTATTAGTTGTGTTATCATAAATATTCTCCATGTGGTTGATGAATGTATTCGAAGTTATCTCTAACTTCATCTTCGTGAGCTTCAACTAGATTAGCTAAAGCTTGTTTATATAAGTCGTTACCTTCAGTTAAGTCTACTTTATGCCCAAACAAATCATCATAATAATGAATGTCTTCAATTATAGCATCGTCCATAAACTCAATACACAAGTAACCACCTTCATCATAAGTATTCCACGGTGAAGGCATGTGCAGTGTACCAAAGACTTCTACTTCAGTATTCCAACCTGTTAGTATGTAGGCTGATATTTCATTTGGATTTTCGATATTAGAGGTCATCTTCTGTTCCTTCCTCGATATGTGATACATAGGTGTCTCCAGCTGTTCTCCAGTTAACAAAGCTTTTACCCCAATTATGTTTTTCTTCTGCTTCTTCAATGCTGTTAGCTCTGACATAGAAGCACTTTTGAATTTCTTCAGTTTGATAAATTAGATAAATTTTCTGTTCCATTAGAAACTCCTTAATGTTGGTGTTGGTGAATAAGCAGGGATTAGTGTTTCTACACACTGCATCATGCTGTCTTCAAATTGTTTGTAGAGAGTATCGTACATAATACCGATTATATCTCCACATATCCAAGCGTTTTCTACCATCATGGTTTGGGTGTTTAAGTATTCACCATCATTCCATGTGATAATTAATTGAGTTAAAAGCTCCATTAATCTTCTCCTTTGTCTGTGATTACAAGATAAAATATTACACACAGTATTACTGTTGTTGCTGTAAATGCTAACATTATGCTACTCCATGTTTCTTTTCAATATAGTTGACAATCTGTTTCACTGTTTGACCCTTAAAAGGTTTAACAGTCGATTTGCCGGTCTCAGGGTCTTTCATCCTGATTTCTTTTACGATACAGTCTTTTAAGAGGATATCACCCTCTGCGCTCTCCCATGCTGTAATAGCATATACGGGTTTCTGACACCACATTACTAATCTTTCAAACAGTATTTTTTGGCCAGTAGTGATTGCACAGCCCTCACGCTTAACTTCTATGAGGATTAATGCTTTTCCTTTAACGTCATATACAGCATCAATGTCTGTAAAGCCGCCAACAGAACTACAACCTTGGAAGATTATAGCTCTGTCGAAGTATTCCCTGTTTCGGATTACTTGGTCTTCGGTACTTTTAGTAACAATAGTCATTACTTAAATTCCTTTCTATAGAACTTAATAGTCTGTTCTGTTAAGCCTTTGCCGTCCTGTATTCTCATATTATTATGTTTAACAGTAAGCTTGTAGCCGTTCATTTCGGTAACATGACCATGACACTTCATACGCTCACCAACTTGAACTCCTATATCCCAAGGGTTCCCTTTAGTAATGCATTTGATAGTGTGAACATCGTCTTTGATTGTGATGTGACCACCTTTACCCCAAGA